GGCTGGATAAGTTGAGTTCCAGACATATTCATTTCAGTTTGTAGATTGGTTGTAGACCTAAGATTCGGATGACACCTCGAACCGCCTTAAGTGTATTTGAACCCACTTATTGCTTTTCATGTCTCAAAATTTTAATGCGGGTGAGGATTTACACCTCACATAGTTGGCTACCCGCTCATTAAATGGCAAAATGTCACCAACCTCGCGCAGCGTCTACTTATTCCGCCACCGCATTTAAAGTGTTATTTAATTTCTTTAAGAATTCGTACCAACCTGATTTTCTTCTAAGCATTTGATTTCATAGTTGATGTAGAATATCGCTTTCTGCAGGTCTTCGATTTCTTTCGCAGGATCTTTCATTCCGGCGCGCACAATGTACTTTACGGCGTTGCCGCGTGCGAAATTTAATTTCTTATCAGTAATAAAATCAATACACTCTATCTTACCAGTCGTATAATGCGCAGGGTGATTAACTGGATCGTTCACGAAATCATCTCCTTAATCAGGATACACGCCCCACCATCCATAAACATCCTTGTCAAGAATAATGGATTCTTCATAGGTATAGTAGTGCGCATGTACAACATCGTAGCCGAGATCTTCAAGGAAATCCGCGAGCGCAAAGGCATGTTCGTCTGCGCCGCACATGATTTCCTGATCTTCTTTATTGGCCCAGAAGTCATTCCATTTATCTGACTCCTGTGGACTGTCAGGCAGGGCATCAATAATCAACGCGTAAAGTTCTTTTACGTCCATTTATCAGTCCTCCAGCTCTACTTCGCCGATCACGTAACAGCAATGGAAATCGTCTTCATCCCAGGTTTCGCCGCCGTTTTCTTTTTCATAGAGCTTCATTTTCTTTTCGAGCTTATCTCTTGAAGTACTGGCTTCAATCAGGTCATAATGGGAATAATCCCAACCATAATCGAAATCCGCTTCACAGTCCTTGATAAGGACATATATTTTCATCTTATTCCTCCTCGACGGCATCGTATGCGTCGACCGCGGTCACATCGGGAACGCTTCTGAGCATGCGGCATACCTTTTCTTCTGCGAGCTCGAACGCGTTCAGCTTATCGGAAGCATCTACTTGGACGGCCTTATCAATCTGCGCCGTCACATAGACCGTATATTTCATGACTATACCTCTTTCTCTGTAGGCAGTTTCACAACAAATACGTTGTATTCCACCTTGTCGGAGAATTCTTCCAGCATTTTGCGGACAGTATCCCATTCGCCTCCGGCGAGGCCGCATCCAATCCTGTATGGGAAGCCTATGTTCCAGTACTTCGGAATCTTGGAGCTGTTGAGCCGAGCCGCAAAGGAATCGAGAGCGGCCCTGAGCGCATTATAATCAGTATATCTTTTACCGCGCCCGTAGCCGTCCTGTCCGTATATATTAACACAAATCCTGTCTTCGCTGACCTGTATTGGCAGCACCGTTCCAAGAGGATTGCGCTTACAATATTCTTTGTTCTTTTCCTGAACGATCGGGTAAAGGGCGGCTATCTGCTTGGCTATTCCTGCACCCATGACGCCTTTGCAGTTGGTCTGGTGGCAAAATATGTTGAAGTTATGATTGTGCAAAAGATCGCCAGTCACTTCATACAGCATATTTTATCCCTTCTTCTTAGGCACCGGAATATAATAGATGCTGGATTCGATTCCTTCCTTGGTTCCGAAGATTCTCACAAGCTCTTCTCTTGTGTCTTCGGGAATTTCTGCAAGGTAATCCTCCTGATTCAGCATCATTGCCGCGTAGTCATTGAAAGGAGGATGTTCCAGCTTGTTGCCGTACAGATTTCTGAAGGCATCAACGCTGCGCATGAAGTGGACTTCAATGATTCGGAGAGCGGCATGATAATAGTCTTCGCTGGGATGGTCCGGTTCGCTCAACGTCTTTTGCGCAGCCAGCTTCATGATCTCTCTCATTTCGTAAACGATATTGCTGTAGTCATAATCACACTGTTTGTGAACCATGGCTTTCTCCTTTCTTTATCCAAGATACGATTTCAGAATATAGTCGAAATCAACCTTGTATTTATGGTTGTACTTTTCAATCATGGTATTGAAATAATCCTTCTCAACCATTTTATAGTACGACAGGAGACCATTTACATGCCGCACATCATCGATATCCCACGGCTTGCCGTTCATGGTATCGAGAATCAGGTTATTCACCATGGCTTTAAACATCTTCTTGTTCTTATAGCCGATGGTAATATCGTTATTGCCATTCGTGCACAGGCCAAGATTGAAATTAGAGCCATAGCGAGAGCCGAAGCGCGTCTTTTCCTCGTTGATTTTGTAAGGCGCTCCTTCGATCACAAACGTATCCTGAATCAGCTTGACCATATTCTGGTAAGGAAACTTCTCGCGGCCAGAGATAATCATATCGTCGGCGTAGCGGGTATAGACCAGCTTACGGTCTGCGAAGGCGGCCGCCAACGTATGGTCAATCGGAATCATAATCAGGTTCGTCAGGAACGGGCTGATCGGTGTTCCCTGAGGGAGGCCGCCCCTGTAAAAGGCAAGGGACAGGGCCTTCTTAAGCTCTTCGTAGCCGTCGATGATGGCGTCGGTCGCTTCGAAGTTGAGCACCCTTTCGCGGCAAACGAAGCAGAAAGGTACAATCTTTTCCACCTGCTGCATGACGAATTCGGGCGTTGTGCTCCCAAAGAAATTCGTCAGGTCAGTCTTCAGGTAGTACTTTGAATCGAAATGCTGATGGATTTTCAGCAGATCAATCGTACACCGCTTCTCAATGTATGCGTAGGCAGCCGTGTGATGGAACAGGCCCCACGTTTTGAACTGATCGCAAAGCTCGCGCAGGGCAGTCATGAGCGGCGGAAGGGGCTCGTCAATCGGGCGGAGCCCACCATTTCTTTTCGGAATTTTGTAACTGCGGTACAGGCTTTCTCTTGGCGCATTGAAGAGATCTTCGTGGCGCTTATTGAAATAAAACAGCCACTCGACCATTTCACAGGTTTTGCCGGTATTCCAGAACTGATCCGGGATTTTGTCATACTTTCTTGTTGTAGTTCTGTTGTTAACGTTCTTGTGATCGCCGTTAACAAGGTCTTTGCCGCTGAAGTTGAATAAGATGTCTTCCCAAGTCGTTTCTTTCTGCTGAGGCTTATATTCTTGAACGTTATAATACATTTTCTTCACCACATTCTAAAATTATTTGTCAGCGACATGATCCAGGAGATCCGCCGGTTAAGAAGCTCAGGAACTGAGGAGCTGTATGTTCATTCAGGAGCACGAGTAAGTGAAATAGTCCGATAATCTTTACAAAATTATGTCGATGACTAACTTACATGCGTGCCCGCGAGCTCTGGCCGTCCGAGGCGCCTTCTGCAGCAGTGCGCGACGCCCTCCGTCATTCGACCAATGCGTGTCTTCTACTTACAGCAAAAGCGTTGGTGACTTGTTCAATGTTTAGTGAAGAATAAAGAGTATTACATGGCTTCTAAAACAAAGTTAAAGGCATCACAGATGATCTGCTTTTTCAGCTCTCCGCCTTTGACGAAGTTGATGAAGTTGGTCACTCCGGCCGTGCAGATCATTCTGATCGTAGGCGCAACGGACAAAGTCACGCCGCAAGCAGACACGGGAGTCTGCTCTCTTGCCTCTTCAGATGTGAAATCCATGGACGCTCTGAAGCTTTTCTTCGCGCGTTCATCTTGCCAGTCTGCCGCATAGTGCTGCGCGCCAGTCAGTTCAGTTCTGAAGTTAAACATCGCTTTGATGTTGGGGTTATACATATTCTGGTCCACGATCTTCTTCCATACTTCCACGCTGTCGGCGCAGAGGAAGACATATCCAGACAGTTTCTGGCCGGTCCAACCAGGCATCAGTTTCACTGTGTCGCGGCAGTCAGGATTGATGCGGCACAGGTTGTTCTTCACGGCAACCGTCTTGGCCACATTGATATCGTCGGTCCAGAACATCTGATTGGCCAGATTCTTGTCCTCAACGGTATCGAAATCGTAGAGGGCAATGTTCGTCAGGCCAAATCGTGCCAGCAGCTCGGCTACCGTCGAGCCTACGGAGCCGCACCCGATAATATGGATGCGGCTCTCGCACATCTCTGGCTTAAAGAACTCATAGCTTTTGCTCAGATTCATGCTGCTATCCTTTCTTATTCTTCATAGTAGCTGTACCCATATCCATAGCCGTTTCCGGCGAGATAGGGGTAGTAGTCACCATAGAAGCCTTTTGTTTCTTCTTTTTTGTCGCTTTTTTTCGGCATGGTTGCGGGTACAACCGTACCTTTGGTGGGCGTATACTTATGTTCAGTCACCATGCCCTTGGCTTCATTGATGAAGTCATACAGCGTCTCATGGGCATAGACCATCACGTCCACTTCGATATCTTCAGGCATGTAGGCTACGTTATTATCGTAGTCATAAATCCAGGTTTTGGATTCGCGCTTCTTGTTCTGGATCGTGAAGATATAGTAGCCGCGCTTCATGTTTTCCATGCGGGTGCGCTGATCTTCCAAATCTGTGACGGAAGGAGATACAGCCATATTCACATGGGAATGACCCTGGAAATTGATGGTGGCTTCTTCTGTGCAGTGCTCTTCGGCCATGTCAACCAGCCATTTGCCGAACTCCTGCTCGTCGGTGTCTACGTGAGCGGCCGTTACAGTCTGCGGATACACGAAGATATCGGTGACCATCCACTCGTTATCGGAGAGCCGCTCTACACTGCCCTGCCAGCCGATTTCGGCGGGAAACATATCTACCAGCGCAGTCATCTTGGCCCATGCCTCAGGCGCATACCAGAGCTTGGCCTTCTGCATCTTTCCCTTCTCGTAC